ATTTTCCATTTTAATCTCCTATCAGTTCATTTTGCCTTCGCGCTTCAGCGCAAGTTTATGCTGAGCGTATTCTTTCTCGCTCATACCAAACATTTTAGCCGCCTCAGCCTCAGCGGAAGACAGGCGAACCACGTTTGCGCGCGGAGAGGACGATCGATTGACTGGAGCAGCCGGCGGAGCGGCTCTTGGAGCAGGGCGAGAAGCGCCTGAAAGCGGCGATTCAGCCTGTTCAGCCTGCTCATTTTGGGTTTGACGACGAATTTTGAGCGTATCTTCAATAAACCCAAAGTATTCGTCGCTGTCAGGCCGGAATCCGTCAGCCACCGCAAGGTTATGAGCTGCAATCATCTTCTGCTGAAGACGAGAGTCGGTCACAAACTGCGGATTCTTGCGAATCCATTCAGCCGATCGAGGCGAAACGCGAGAAGCAAAGTCTTCAACCGGGTCTGTCTGATATTTGACAGGAGGCTGACGAGGCTTTGACTCCATTGCAGCCCTGCCGTTCTCCAACTGGAGCAGCTTGGCGGCGTTTGAACTCATGCTTTCTTGGATTTCGGCGGCTCGATCGTAATCACCGACCGACAAAGCCTCCTTGTAATGCGACTTCAGAACGTCGTTTTCACGGCGAACGGTGTCGATCGCATTAACAACAAGCTGAAGATTGGTGTCTTCAACCTCATTGTAGGCCCGATTGGCGTGTTCAGCCGCATCACGCGCACGCATTTCGGCTTCTTTGCGAGCGCGGCGCTCATCTTCCAGCTTTTGCTGAAGCTGTTTTAGTTGTGCCTGAACGTCATCGTCTTCTTTGGCTTCAGGAGCAGCCTGCACTTCTGGCGCTTCAGCTTCAACATCAACCTCAACAGCAACGTCTTCTGCTTTATTTTCATTTTCGCCCATATCGAGGGCCATTTGCTCTTCATTTCCAGCCATTTTTATCTCCTCACCATACCAAATCAGGATTTGGAACGCGCATTTTGACCTGTGTATCAATCAAAATACGGCAGAGAACCCCGTTGACCGTGATACTCCATCCATCAGACGGACGGAAAACCAGCCAGTCGTTGAGGTTAAAGGTCTCACCATCAAACCAGCCCTCGTCATTGGGCTCGAATGCGCGCGGACCCTGCTTCAAAAGCAGCCCAACCTTTGACTGGAAACGATCCTCTTCGGTCGTCTTGTCAGACAAATACAGGCCGCTCTTGGTCTTCTGCGGGCGGATATAAACGCCCACAAGAAGCTGGTTATTAAACAGCTCAATCTGCGAAAGATCGCCGATTTCCTCGACAATCTTCTTTGCCGGATCGACCTCATGCTCCATCAACATGAAAGGCATACTTACCCCCTTCTGCTCTCGTCGCCGTTAGCGATAGCCTCGGCCTCTTCCGCAAGCTCTAAAGCCCGCTGAAGTCCTGTGATTATTCCGACTTGGTGTTTGTAGGCGGCAAAATCAAATGTCCCGTGCGCCAGTACAAGATTATCTTTCAGCCGCTGAATTTCTGATTTTATTGCCTTTTCCAGTTCATGCTGGAAAAAAGCCTGATATGTCAAAGCCATAACCGCCCCCTGCGGTTCCCCCTAGATGGTTGGGACGGGAATGATAGGGGGCACCATTCCCGTCCCGTATCCACAGCGATGATGGGTCGCTGCGAATTATTTGCGGCGCTGGATTTCCGTCTTTTCCAAACGACCCAGACCCGAGCCTGCGCCCGCATCCATGTCCTTGTAGGAACGGTAAACCTTGCCGCCTGCCTTGCGGTTCGAGCGAGAAGCGATCTCGGTCTTCTCAAGACGGCCAAGGCCAGAGCCAGCGCCGGCGTCCATGTCCTTATAGGAACGATAGACGCGACCGCCGGCCTTGCGTCCCATCATGGGAGGCATACCGGGAGCGCCGCCCGGAGGCATCGGGGGCATACCCGGAGGAGGACCGCCAGCCGGGCCACCCGGAGGCGGCATGATCGGCGGAGCAGCCGGCGGGGGTGCAGGCATCTTCATCATCGGGTTATCGACATCCATACCGCCCGTCTCAGGCTTGCCGGCCTGAATAACGATGTTGATGTTGGTCTTACCTTTCTTGGTGCGACCACCCGATTTGCGGGCCATACGGCCACCGGGGACGACGCCCGGAACCTTCTCGGGATAGCCCGCGCCAGAGAAGACCTGCCCGCCATTTTTGCGGGCTGTACGCGATCTTTCTTTTGAAAGATTTCGAAGCATGGACGGGGATGGATCACGATACATCTCTTGATCCATTGAATCTTGAAAATGACCCGCGTTTTCAAGTGTCTGACGAACACTGTTTTCAGTGTCGTTAATGCTTTCTTTGGGGGCGTTATATTTGCCGCGATTTGCAGCATCTTGAAGGTTAGCGCCGCCGCCCATTTTGCCGGTGCGCGCGGACGGCTTCACCATCTTCTTGATGAGGGCCTTGTCCATCGCTTCGTCGGGGTGCTTAGCCTCGCCACCCTTCTTCATGGCGCTGCTCATGACCTGCGTGCCGCCCTTGGCGCGAAGAGACTTGTAGTCTTCAGCCTTGCCGCCCTTCTTGAGGCCAAGGAACTTCTTGACGCCCTGAGACGGCATGGCGGGGGCAAAGTTAAGGCGATCAGCAGGGACGCCAGCCGCAGAAGCCGAGTTCTGGAGGATGGCGTTACCAGCCGCCATCGGCCCACCCATCTGCTTCTTGGCGCGGCCACCGCGCTTCTTCTCGTCCTTATCTCCCTTGCCGAGACCGGCAAGCATGGCAATTGGACTGAGAACCTTGAGAACGTCGCCACCAGAGAACTTCTTAGCGCGACCGCCGGACTTGCGGCTCTCCATAAACTTCTTGGCTTCTTCAGCCGTCATGCCTTCATCACGCGGGAGGTCCTTCGGACGAGCCGGCGGAAGGGGCGGGTTCTTCGGGAGCTTGCTCTCAGGCTGGGCGCGAGTAGCAGTCGGAGAAACGACGCGCGTGTCGCCCTCGTAAAGACCGCCGCCATGCTCCTTCTTGGCGCGGCCACCCTTCTTCATGCCGCCAATGTGCTTCTTGCCTTCGCGCTCTTCGTTAGCAGCCTTAACATTTCTGTTAACTTTTGCGTTAGCATAGGCGGTCGCTTCACCGCCGGACTTGCGCTGCTTGCGGTCGGCGCGGGTCGGCGCACAAGCGCCTTCGACTTTGCCACCACTTTTGTAGGCACGGCGAGAAATCGGGCGCAGGCCGGTCTTAACGTCAGCGTTAAGAAGCTCCGGCGGGGTAAACGTCGAGGAATCGACTTTTTGGGTCGGGCGATCAGACCCAAGGCGCTTGGCCTTTTCTTTCAAGGCCGCGCGGGCCTTTTTAGCCATCTCAGACATGCCTGCTCCTAGCTAGGTTATCCGGGCGTCCCCGGCGCTGCCTGTCTGTTGGGGGCTCGGGCAGCATCAAGCCGTGAATAATCATAGCACAATCTGGGCAGGCTACACAGCGCCACCCCGAGCGTACTTGCGTTTCACCTTAACAAGGTCATGGTCAAACACGACGTAGTTGCGAGAGCCTTCGCCCTCATCTCGCGACCCAGCGTCCAAATATTGCACGCCATGCACGCCAACTTCGCGCAGCAAGCGCGACGCGGCAGCGTGCGATCCAGCAATGTCCGACAATTTTTCATAAAATTCGCCGCCAGTGGGCGCGTGATAAAATGAACTCATCACTCGATCGTAATGGCGCACGCCGGGCAGCAGGTCGCCGACAACAGCGTTGTTGTCATGGTTGAAATCGTGGTCCCAGTCCAAAAGATAATCAGGGTTTGCTTTAATGCGAACTTCATACATATGGCCGGTGCGCGGCGTGGCACCCTGCGCTTTTGCTTCCATCAACTTTGCAAGATCGCGGTTAATCATGTCCGCGTTTTCAGGCTGCGTTTCTAACAGTCCACGAGCGCGGTCTATAGCGTTGTCGATGCTTTTGTTTGCCGCAACACGAATGTTCAAATGCTCTAAGTCACCGTAAGGGTCTAGAACCTTTCCGGCGCTTGTTTGATACGTTCCCTGCGCGAGCTTGTCCCTGTATCCACGCGCAACAGGTTCGGCTTCAGCAAAATACAGCCCATGCCCATATGCCTGAGCGCCCTCGCCCGTGCCGATCTTGCTGATGTCAAACTGCTCAAAGTCATGCGGCGAGCCGTGGTAGGCCGTCAGACCTTCGTCTTCGTCATCATCGACAGAGCCGCCGGAAGCCTTTGATGCTTTACCTTCTGCATCATCAGACAGAAACTTCCACGATCCATCAGGTTGTTCATGCTCAATATGTTCTGGCGGGACAACTTTTTCTGTTGCCGTTATATCGGAATATGAAAGATGGCTCATTGCGTCAGACGGCAATTTACTTAAATGTACGCGCAAAAGCGCGCCTTCTCTTTTTTTACCTGCAAATTGATTTGCCGGGCTCTCCGCATATCTTCGACTTTCATTGGGGTCTTTATGAAACCATGTAGACCCGTCTGATGCTTCTGGATCAAGGCCGTTTTTTGATATAAACGGAACGAGAGAACGCGCTGTACCGTGATATACAAAGTCTTTAACGCGATCCGGTTTTGATTTGTGCTTATTAACTTCTCCGCCGTCAGCCTTGTTGATGTCGCCGGTTTCGCTGTAATCGCCGGTATTGGACAGCGCAGATTTGATCTGGCCGGGATGCCCAAGCGCCACGGCAAGGTTTCCATTCTCTGATTTAGGCACCCAGCCGTCATAACCTTGCGACCGCAACGAGTCGAACCAATCAGACTGCGCTTTCTTGTAGTTTTCCTTCATCCGAAAATCTTGAGGCATCTCACCGACAAACGGCTTCTCGATACGAGCGTGGACAGGAATGACGCGCGAGGCCGTATTGGTCGGCTTCATGCTCCAACCTTCTGCACGGAACCCTTGGCTGTCGTTCTCCGCAGCGTAGCTGGATGCCTCTTTGGGGTCCGTGGTCATCCAAATGCCGTGGCGCGACATTTTGAACTTTTTAAAGTCGGTGTCTTTGGACGTACCGTGATAGTAGGTGCGAGGGACGCCTTCGTCGTGCAGCACGCTATTGCCAAACCACGAGCGAAAAGCCGGAGAATCGTGATCAACCGGGCTAAAGCTGACCGAGCCGCCCTTAGCTTTGGTGATGTCAGGATTGTTTGGGTCGAAGTCACCATTATTGCCTGTATCAGACTTCATTTGACTTCGATCAAAAGCAACCCAGTTGTTTGATGAAAACTCTGGAGAACCGAGGAATTGTCCGGGCTTCCATCCGCCCTTAATCAAAATCCCATCGTGCCCAGCATCAATCAATTCCTGCCGAAAATCATCAACGGCTTTGTTAGCTTTCTTAATTGGCATTGAATTGATAGAGGCCAATGCACCTGCAAAATCTTTCCAGTGCATTACATGAGGATTTTTAATTGCAGCAATGACAGGCATAATATTAGCACCTGTCTTATATTCTCCGGTTCCTTGCGAAAATTTATCAGGCACACGCGAAAATATATCGGCAGCTTCAGGTGTTTCAGCCAAAAAATGACCTAACCGTGATGCTGGATGACCGCTATTCTTGGCGGCTTTCTTGGGATCAAACACAGAAAAATCAGAAGCCGTTGCATGATACAAACGCTTGGCCTCACCAGTTTCATGTACAGCCTTGCTATCTTGCATAAATGCAGCGCGGTTATGCTCTCTGCTCATCACTCATCCCCGTGGAAGATCGGCTCCCCAGTATGAGCAGTCACAATGTGAATGCCGGGGATTTTATGTGCGGGATGCGAGCCAAAGTCCGCACTTTCGCTCTTATTCGCAGAGCCGCGCTTGCGAAGCTGGCTGATGACCGAGCCACCGGACGCATAGCCGGCAGGCTTCTCACCCTCCGGCATATCCCACCACATCTGACGGGAATGGTCCTCGTTATGCAGGTACTGCTCAGCGTTCGGGAACTGTTCGATGTGGTGTTCGCCGCGCATCGTGTATGGCTTGGTCATATCAATCTTCCTTCTTCTTCTGCGGGATTACCGGAACCGTATCGCCATGCTTCTTCGGATCATAGTGGACGAAGAAGCCTTCCGAATCCATGTGAGCCCGGCTGCGCTGGCCAGTCGATTTCAGGTTAGTCAGGCCGACGATCACGCCGTCAGCGCCCTCTTCCTGAATATCCAGCGGACGGAAGTCGTGGCTCTTGCCGTCAACAACCGCGTAGCGCTTGCCGGTTTCCTGATCATGGACAAACTTGGGCAGCTCTTTCGAGCCAGAGAACACCATCGCCACATTGTCGCCCTGATCTAGCATCCGGCGCATCTTCGGCCAGTTGGTGTAGGGGTTCGTGACGCCATCTTGGCTCAGGCCGGTCGAGGAATGCGTATAGTGATGGTTCTCGGCCACCGGCTTGTAGGCCATCTTCGTATAGTCGTAGAACGACACTTCCGGCTGGCTCTCGATCAGCTTTTTGTGAATGATCGGGTTCAGGTCTGACAGCGTGTTCAGACGCACGCCGAGGTGGTTCCCATTGCGCTCAGCTTCGCGGCGGGCGCTCTCGATGTCATCCCATAGACGCACCGCAAAGGCTTCAGGCTCACGCACCATAGCCTTCGTGCGGTTCATGGCGCGCTGTCGGGCCGTAACGCTGCCAGCCTTCTCCGTGGCTTCAGTGAACGCCTGCGAATACTGGCCGGAGGTCTTCCCAAGGCACTGATCGCGGCAGGAGGCGCTGTTCGGGCAGAGCTTCAATTCGCCTTCCCGGTAATCAGGATACAGCGAGAGGCCAATAGTCTCCACGCCACGCCCGTCATCGAGCGTCAGCGGCTCCTTGTCCTTGGTGCCAGCCTGCGCCTTCAGTAGCTTCGCGTTCTGGCTCAACAGCGCGATCGGGGTGCCGTCTTTGCGCTTGCCCAGATAAGGCTCCAGAGCCCGTATGGCGGCGCGAGAGTTGGCGATACGCTCACCCTCGGGCAGCGACAGATGCCGCTCTATAGCCTTGTCAAAGGCCGCACGCAGCGAGTTCGTATTGGCTTTGCCGGGCTCTAACTGCGTGAACTGATAGCCGCCCATTTGAGAGGCCGGCGCAGGCGCAGTCCCAGCCTTCTTGATCGCAAATCGAGGACGCGGAGCGGCCAAAGTTTGCTTGGCAAGATTGACCGTCTCATCCTCAGTCGGGGCTGGCATCGCAGGCGCAGGAGCTGCCGGCGGCTCTACATCACCGCCTTCGGCAAAGCCTTGCTCAGAACGCGCGCTGAAACGCGGATCGGGAAGCCGGCGAGCCGTGAGGACCGCAGCGCGGATGAGTTTGGTCGGGTCGAGCATTGTCAGCCACCACGCTGCAAGTCACGGAGAAGTTCAGGCGGGACGAGACCCTCAAGGGCCGCAGCGCCATCAGGGTGCATCATGATCTCCTTAGCGAGATCAGTGACCGCCAGACGCTCGCGGGTCTCACGCTCGTTATGGCGGTTCACCGCATCCATCTGACTGTCAAAGGCATCGATTTTCACCTTTGCCATCTTCGTCTCGGCGTCCATCAACTTGGCGCGAGCATCGGCCATCTTCTGCGGATCGTTGCGCGCGACAGCCGCCTCAAACTCAAAGCGAGCCTGTTCGAGCTGCGCCATCGACATATCGTGCATCATCTTCGCATCGACAGCCTTGGCCTTCGTGTCAGCGTCCTGCTTCTTGATCGCAAGCTCCGCGATCTTGGCCGGATCAAGCTGCCCTCCCATACCCATCTTGGCTTGCGCCTCGGCGATCTTTGCATCGACCGCTTTTGCGCGCGTATCGGCATCCTGCTTCTTAATCATGAAGTCGCCCATCGCCTTCTGGACTTCCGGCGGGGGCTTGTTCTGCTGGTCAGGCGTGGCGAAGAACTGCTCTGGATTGCTCCAGCCGATTGCCTTAATAGCGGCTGAGTCGATCGCCAAGTTGTTGTAAAGATTGGGGTTTGCCTGACTTATCTGTTTCAGAGCCATGATCTTCATCAGGCGCTGAGTGTGGCTGGACGTGTTCGGGTCAGCCTGCGGAACCAGCTCAACGTCTTCCAAAGCGCGCAGGAACGTCTCCTGATCCCACGGAATCGTCATCTTCTTGCGGCGCTGCCAGAAGCTGTCAGGGTGCTCGCGGAAGGTGCGGACGAGCAGCTCGAACTCTTCGGCCTGCGAAGCGTGCATACGCTTGTGAACCGCGTTCATGACCTTGGTAGCCTGCTCGATGAGCGCCAGCGTGGTGCCTACAGGCGCATCAGGCTTGCCCTCGCCCACGTTCATCTCAGCCGTGCCGCCCACCCGAGCGCCGGTCTCAACGATGTTGTTGACGAGGTTCATCAAGGCCCCGCCGGGCTCCTTGTAAGGAAGTGGCATTACCGCCTGATTGAGCGGCATACCGCCGGTCTTAATCAGAGCGCCGCCGCCGGGAGGCACGCGGAAGATGTTGGTGTTCTGCCTCGCCCCCGTGTCAGCCATCAAGAAGCCGGGGAAGTTGGCGTACATGCCGGCGTCCAGCATCTCTCGCCACGCAGCCGTAACGGCGTTAGTGGTGTTACCAAGAATGTGAACCAGCCCGATGTCGTAGAAGCCCATGCCGGGCACGAACGTGTACTTAACGAAGTTCTGGCGGGCTGTCGGCAGCTCGCTCTCGTCCTCGTCGTAGTTGCGGACAATGGACAAGATTTCTTTCGAGCTAACGTCGATCGTCACCCGGTAAGGAATCTCCAGCCCCGTGGGCTTGCCCTTCAGCTTGTGTTCAAAGCCGGCAATGTCCAGCTCGCAGTAGCATTCGTAGATTTCACGATCCCGATCGTTCGGGCGCATCTGCTCAATAGCAACGCCTTGCTGCGCGCTCTTCTCGCGCTTAACAGCGTCAGGATCGGTGGCGTTCGGGGTCGAGAAGTCGATGTCACGATAAACGCCGAGGATTTGCAGGCGCTTCACCGTCGAGGGGCGCATGTACACTCGATGCGTAATGCGCTTGGCGTTCTGGAGGTCGGTCGCGGCGTTGTTAACGATCAGGTCGTCAGCATCAACGCTCTCAGACACCGGGCGGTTCCGCAGCGGGCAGAAATACACCTTCTTGAACGAGGTTCCTCCGAAGCCAAGCATGAACAGCATCCGGTCGGTATCCGGATAATACTCAGAGGCCGTCGAGGTCAGATAATGGTTCAGGTCCTTCTCCAGCGCATTGGCGAGCTGGTCTTCCTGAACCGTAGAGCCGTTCGAGTCGTTCCTGATCTTCACCGGGCCATCGGTCGGCAGCATCTCAGAGCGGGCATTGGCCTGAAAACGCAAAACCGCCTCAAGAAGAAGCGGGTGTCGGACTTTTGACATGCCCTCGACTGGTGCGCCATCAGACGCGCCTTGGAGGCCGGGAATCTCGATCTTCAGACCCAGCAGCTTGATGCCCTGCGCCCGGTCCTCGACCCACTCCTTGCGGCTCTCGATGTCGTCGGAGATGCCGTCCATCAGCTCATTTGAGATGCGAACCAGCTCGCCCGAGTCGATGTCGTCCACGAGATTGCGGAACCAGTCAGCCGTGTCCTCGGGGTCGTAAGCCTCCTCGACGGGCCTGCCATCCAAAGAGACGGCGATCGACCCATCGGGATACTCGATCTTCAGGACGTTGCCCCGATCGTCAGTTTCGTAAGAAGGCGCACCCTCCTCGACCTCAACAATAAGATCATCGTTAACAGCGGCGGGGGATTCGTCAGTAGGAAGCTGGCGGATACCCGCAGCGAGGCCGGGAGTCATTGGCATGGGCTAACCCTCTTGAGCGTCCAGCTTCTCCATTTCTTCGGTAAAGCGCTGGATGCCTTCCTGAGCGGCCATTGTATCGGTTTTTGCTAGGATTTCATAGTGACGGACGTAATCGTGGGGCGGCTTGCCCCAGACCTCGACCTTGAAGCACCCGACCGTGATGGGCGTGGGAGCCCGAACAACGTCAACTATTGCCTGAGCCAGAACCCTCTGCATATCCCTTTTCCTTAAACTTCACAGGAGCCCTGTCTATACCACAGTTTAATCTTTCCCCTCCAGCGCAGCGCGGGCGACAGAACGAAAGTCCTGCTGAGAATACACAGGCGTGTATTCGGCATAGAACCGCAGCGCCTTCTCCAGCGCCTCTATGCGGTCGGCGGCTTCAGAAGCAATGCTGTGGCGTAAACCTGTTTCAGGGTCTTCAGCGCGAAGGCGCTGCACAAGATCATTGCTCATCACTCCCCCTATCGACGGATGAGTTCCATTTTGCAGAAAGCATTTCCTTCGACCTTGCGGCCATTGTCGTTCTGAACGACGAGGTAGCCTCTCCCATTATCGAGGTCCACAACCAGCGTGACGTTGGCCTCAGAACCAATGTGGCGGATAATGCCCATGTCCCTGCCGCGCTCTTGCACGCGTTCAGAGAACGCTTCTCTACGCTTGCCATCATCAAACGAGATGAACCCCTTGCTTTGGTGAACGGCATAGAAAAACTTTTCGCCGTTATCGAGCGTGCAGTCTCCGGTAGCCCATGATTTAAGCTGTGCCGGTGTGATGGCCGCTATCGTCGCAACTAATCCAATCTTCAGCATTCGGCCCTCCTATATCGAGGCGAATACTTTACAACACTAAACAGCCTCTGGCTAGTTCTAAATGGGATAGAGCGGCTGAGGAGACGCCCCCGTGTGCCGCATCTGATCCTGAATGTCAGCCGTCCACTCAGCGCCGCGCACCAGCAGGCCCAGCTCGCGCATATGGCGCAGGGCCATCGACACGGTGTCCACCAAGTCGTCGTGCTTGCCCTTCGGGAACGTGCCCACCTGCGTGATGACCATATCGGCCCACGCCCGATCGGGAGCATAGATCAGTCCCTCGGCGAACAGGTGCTGGACGCTGTAGAGGCGAGCCAGCTTGTCCTGCCCCTTCGGGTCCACGAGCTGAACGGCGAAATCTTCGTGCCCGTACAGCCGGCGAATTTCCTGCGCTACCGAGTGGCCTGCGGCTTTGTTCTCGATCAGGAGCTTGTCGAAGCCCTTTACGGTCTTGTAGGTCTCCATGACCTTCTCGACCAGCTCATGCAGCTCAAGCCTCGCCTGCCAAGCATAGAGAAGGATGACGCGCGGGTGCTCCTCGGTATAGGTGCGCTTGATGACGCTGGTCAGTTCTCCGTCAGGCGTAATGACTCGGTTAGCCATCGCTCTCTGCTCGCCGCCGGAGAAGACGCCCCAGACGGTTAAGGCCGAGAAGTCGTTCTCGGTCTTCGTGGTGTAGGCCGTGTCGAGACTTGCGATCGTGTATTCGATCGGCGGGAACTCGTCGTCGCGCTCCCAAAGCTGCCACCACTCGCGCTTGATGACGCCGCCGCCCTTGGGCTCAGGACGCTGCTGGAGCTGACCGGCAGATGCCCACGGGCCAAGCTGCCGCTCAAGGATGTCCACCTCTTGATCGCCGAACCGCTCGGGCCACAGAAGCTGGCCGGGCTCCTCACGCGGGTCCTTCCAGCCGATCGATGTGACGAAGCTGCGCTCAGGCTCATAGCGCATAGGCAGCATCAGGTGCGTCCACTCGCCCTTGTCCTTCGACAGGATGTGCCCCGTCAGGTCTTCCTCAGACAGGCGCTGCTGGATGACCACAAAAGCGCCCGAGCGCGGATCATTGAGGCGGGTCGAGAGCGCCGAGTCCCACCACTCGATCGTGGTTTCAATCGTGGCTTCGCTGAAGGCTTCTTGGGCCGCATTAGGATCGTCCACCACAATGATGTTTCCGCCTTCGCCCGTGAGAGCCGAGCCGACCGAAGTCGAGAGGCGAGAGCCGCCAACGGTGTTATCGAACCGCGTCTTGGTGTTTTGGTCGCCCGTAAGGCTGAATCTGTCACCCCATCGCTCCTTGTACCAAGGGCTCTCAACTAGACGCCGGCACTTAACAGAGTCGCGCAAGGCGAGCTGCTGGGCGTAGGACGCATGAAGGAACTGGACGCCCGGACCTGAAGTCGGGCTGTGCTGCTTCTGGGTCCAGACCCACGCGGGGAAGGCCACCGAGGTCAGCGAGGATTTGGCGCAGCGCGGCGGGATGTTGATGATGAGGCGCTTGATCTCCCCATCGCAGACCGCCTGTAGATGCTCAGCGACCGCCTCGATGGGCCAGCCGTCCGTAAACGGGCTCGGGTCAACATAGCGCCAGCCGTTCCGCAGGAAGCGATAAAGGCTGCGCTCGTTCTTGAGGGCGTCGATCTTGAGGAGCGACTTGTCGAGGTCGATCTTCTGGCCCTTGATGATCGCGACCGTCATGCGGTCTTCTCGTCATCGTCCTTGAACTCGATGAGAGCTTGTTCGAGCGCCTCAAGCTGGTCGTCGTCCAGATGGTCAACCTCGACAGCTCTAGCGATTAGCTCGATCGCCCCGCCATTGGCTCCGGTCAGCTCAGTCTGCTTGATGTCCTGCCAGTCTTTGCGGAACCTGTTCTTCATCTGGAAGATGTAGGCCGCAGAGTTGAATGCCGGGAAAGCGCCGAAAGTCGCCTGCCTTCCCATTCTCTCCCACCAAGACTGGGCTAATTCGTCAGCTTTTTGCATTACGTCAAAAAATTCAGGGTCGTCTTGCGTCCAGTTCCATAGCGTCGCTCTAGTAATGCCTAGCTCTACAGCTATCTCGACCTTACTGGCTCCGTTGCCTGCAAGCTCCATGATGATGGGGAGCATTGAGGGATGGTACTTGGTTGGGCGACCGACTGAGCGGGTTCCGACAGGCTCTCCAGCTTTGCCACCGTCTATGACTCCGAAAGGCTTTTTGCGGGAAGCCTTGGACTTTGACTTGGGCTTTTCGGTCTTTGGCGTATCGGTATCAGACATCAAATCCCCCTGTGCAGGGCCTCACGTTCTCGCCCTGCTTGCCGACCATTGCGACGGGGCACGGGTGGCTTGCCACTGCATCGTACCGGGTAGATCGTTAGGCAGGCGCTGGAGAACACCCTGCCTAGATAGTATAGCACTTTCAGCGCGAAAAGCTACTCGATAGGCCACATCCAAGCCACCAAGAGGATACCGAGAGGGAAGCCCACGAACACCAAAATCATGATTAGAAGAACCGGGTCCATATTTTTTTTTCCTTTTTGCATTTTTCCTGTTGCAAGCACTAGGGCATTATGCCATAGTGTCTGTGTTGATTCGATACCTGATGGAGATTGATATGAAAAACGTAAAAGCCAACAATGGCGGCGCTAGCTGGTCGCGTTTTCTTACGAGCTACGACGTGATGCGGGGCTACGCCGATGCGATCAACGGCGAGAGCTGGCCGAAAAGCCCGACCGAGCTTTACGAGTGGGGCCGCTACATTGGGGCCGAAGTACGCTCCCTTGAGGGTTCGGCTGCACCTAGAGCCATTCCCCAGATGCGTCGTGTTACGAAAGAATGGCAGCAGAGGATGAACGGCCTGACAGGCTTCAAGAAGCTCCTGATCCAGCACTACACCCGAACCAGCCACTGATGGAGATTGATATGTTCGACCTGACCCCATACACCGCTCTCTACGCCAACAACATCTGCTACAGTGACGCTTATCCCTACGAGATCGTCCGCATCATCAGCGCCAAGACCATCGAGGTCCGCGAGATGGACGCCGAGCGCGACCCCAACTGGAAGCCGGAGATCATCCCCGGCGGCTTCTCCGGCCACTGCACCAACCAAGACGAGCAGCGCTGGACCTACAAGAGCAACCCCCAGCGCCCGGTTAAGCGCATCCGCCTCAACAAGCGTGGCTGGCAGGACAAGTACGGCTCACGGTTCTACCTCTCCAATGAACCCCGCAGGTTCCACGACTACAACTTCTGATGGAGATCGAGATGAGAATCATCGCTGAAATCGCCGACACCTTCGATGGCAGAAACCTATGGATCGCCATTGATGACTCCACCTTCGACGGAGACATTCAGGGCGTAGGCTTCACGATAGAGGAAGCCATCGAGGACCTGATGGAGCAGCTTGAAGGGCGGATGTAGTCAATCGGAGGCTCCGCCCCCTCCTCATCAACGCTAGGTGGCTCAAGACGGCTCAGGAGGGCCGTCTTTAGTTTTTGGTAGGCAGGGTGCAGGCGACCTTTCGGAGCCCCGTGCATGATCGTCGTATGGTCTTTATGGGCCAGCCTGCCGATCGCAGCGAGACTCAGGTGCGGGCAGCAGTCAGCAGCCAAAGCATAGACCAAGAGCCGAG